GATCCGGCGCCAGCGCCCGCCAGGCCTCGGCCGCGCGAACACACCTAGTCACCTCCTCCCCTATAAGGGAAGGTAAGCAGCCCCTCGAGGACAGTACAGCCCGCCAGCATGCTCCCGCGCCGCCTCGCCGCCGCCGCCGACACTCGCCGCCGCCGCCGCCGCTTGCGTACCCACAGGTACACCGAGCACCGTCATGTGTACCTACAGGTACACCTTTGTAAGGGGATTGTCAGGTGCACGCACGCACGCCGGCCCGCATGTGTGCATGATGCATGCTCTTGCGCGCGCTCGCACGCATGCCTGCCGTTATGTCATGTGTACCGTATGGTACAGGTATGCCGCCGGGGAGCCCCCCACGACGACTTCCCGCTGTGGGAATACCTGCGGCTAGGTACGCGGCAGAAAACTGGGCGGTAAGAAATTGGGCGGTGTGGGGTGGGGCTTGACGGCGTGGTGGGGGCGGGTACAGGATGTGGGCGTGAGGCTGTAGGAGCGCCATTCGGCCCGGACACTGACAGCCTCCAGCCTCACAGCAGGGGAAGCGCCTTGAAACGCGCGTCGGGTTCGGGCCGGATGGCTTTTGCGTGGGGGGTAGGGATGGCATCTGGGGGTTTTGCGAAGGTTTACCGGTCGTTGTGGGACGGGACGTTAGGGCCGAACAGGAATGCGTGGGACGTGTTTGTGTTCATGTTGGCGCACGGGGATGCTGGTGGCCTGGTGGACATGACGCCGGAGGCGATAGCGGCGCGTGGGGGGATACCGCTGGGGGATGTGTTGGACGGGATATCGGTGTTGGAGGCGCCGGACGCGAGGAGCAGGTCGCGTGAGGAGGGAGGCAGGAGGATCGTAAGGGTTGATTCTGCGAGGGACTGGGGGTGGAGGATCGTGAACTACCCGCGGTACCGGAACTCGAGCTCTGCCGAGCGCATGGCAGAGCACCGCTGGCGTAAGCATGTGACGGGAAGTGACGCGCCGTTACGCACGGTGACGCCTGGTTGCCAAGCAGAAGCAGAAGCAGATATAGATTCAACACACTTGATCGATTCTGACGAATCGACCGTGTCTGTGGAGACTGTTCCCGACAGGAAGTCAGCCATAGAAGCCATCCTCGGGGAGGCTTCGTCGAAGTCTCGGGACAAGGCGGAGTGGGACGAGGGGTTCCGGGAGGACTTCTGGAGGGCGTATCCGAGGAAGGTGGGCAAGCCGGGGGCGTCCCGGGCCTGGCACCGGCTGATGCCGGATCGCTTCGAGGACCAGCAGGAGGCGCTGAACCAGATCTGCTCCGGGCTCGATCGGTGGGTCGGGTACTGGCGCGAGCACGAGACCCCGGAGGACAAGATCCCCCACCCCGCCACGTTCCTGAACGACCACCGCCACGAGGACTTCCCGTCATGAACGAGCTGAGAGATCGGATAGCCGAGCGCCTATGCAACCTAACCCTGGCGCAGACGGGCGACGCAACGTCCTACTACTTAAAGATGGCCGACGAGTGCATCCGCCAGATGGAGTGGGCACGGGAAGAACACGGGTGGACTACCTGCCCGATTTGCGGTGGCCCGCCCCACGACGACCTCACCCCCGCCCCGGAGGACTGGAAGCCATGAACGAACTCGAGCGCCTGCACGTCCGCCTGACCAGCGACATGAGTAACCCGTTCACCACGGTGGCCCGCGACCGGATCAAGAAGACCGTGCTCGGCAAAGCCTGGATGTCCGACTACGCCGACTATCAGCAGCTTTACCGCAACCTCGAGGCCGACGGGGTCGACGTGCCTCGGGCCCTGAACGAACGCTTCGGCTACCTGATCGATGAGGAGGACGCATGAGCCGCCGCGCCGAGAAGATCGCGGAACCCACCAGCCCCGGAGCCTTCCTGCCCGACGGATCCTGGAACCCCGACGGACACCTCCACCATCGCGGCGACACGCATCGGCTGGTTCATGCCCTGTGCCGCGAGCGCAGGTTCGCCCGGCTCACCCCACGCGAAGCCTCGCTCTCAATCCAGGCGTCGAGCCACGTCCTCGCCTTCCCTAACTGGCGTCAGTGGGATACCTGCGAGGACTGGGCCTCCGTCTGGACCTCGACCTCGGCCGAAGAAGCCGTCAAACGCGCCGGCGAATCCATCGCCGGAGATCACCACTGGTGCGGCGCCGGTAAGTGGCTCCCAGGATCCCAGACCGCCTGCCCCGACGAGTCCCACCGTACCCGCCTCGACCCCGAATCCTTCCGGAAGCTGCGCGACAACCTCTTGCAGGCGATCAGGAAGGCCCCGCCCTTGCCGTACGGCGGCCTGGACGAGGGGGACGCGGACTCGGAGACGGGGGACGAGGAAGAGGGGCCTGAAAACGCAAGCACGGAGGTTTCGCCATGAAATGCGAACGCTGCGGGACAGAGTTCGAGCGGTCCCGGACCGGACGAAGGTTCTGCTCGCGCCACTGCCAGCTCCTCGCCAAGCTCGCCCGCAGCCGCCTCGGGAAGCCGAAACCAGCCCGCAGCCAGAAGCCCGTCAAACGACGCCGCCTGTTCTGCCACGCCTGCGGCGGGAGCCACCGCGGAGATCAGTGCCCCTCGCGCAGTCCGGCTGTCCGCCACTTCGGCACCGTCCGCAACGGCGAGTACGTCCCCTACCCCGGATCGGGGACCCGCGTCCTCGCCCTGCCCAACACCGTCGACGGCGAACAACTCACCCGGATCTTGAAGGAGATGAAACCATGAAGCGACTCAGCTGGACCTGCATCCTCGCCTGGAGCGCAGGCATCGCCATCAGCATCGCGTTCTGGGGCTCCCTGATCGCCATCGCGACCGGCCTCTGGACTCAGGACTACCCAACGCGCTAAGATGCCGCACGCAAGGAGGCACCCGCGGTGATCCACAAAGGCCCCGTGTTCATGACCGACGACGAACACGCCCGCACGCATGAACTCGCCGTGCGCCGACTCCTGAACCTCATCGCCCGACTGCTCGAGGAAGATGGCTGTCCGGCATGCGGGAAGACCATCCGGCACGTGGCGTCCAACTACCGCACCGTTGCCGTGGAGAATGCCCCGTGACCTTCCAGATGACCCGCGGCACCGCGTCGTTCTACAACGACCCGATCTGGCCCCATCACCCCTACATGGTCGAGAAGGTCCTGGATCCCGGAGAGGTCTACACCATCGGCACGTTCATGAATCAGGACGATGCGCGCAAGTGCCTCGATACGCTACGCGCCAGCGAGGAAGTGCGCCGCGGCGCCACCGTCACCGAGGCGCTGTGAAGCAGGATACCGGACCCGGCACGCGACTCGCCGCCGGACCCACCGGGACGGTGCTGTCGTGGGAAGAGACCCTGTGCTCCTGCGGCGCCCCCGCAGACCGCCCCGGCTTCAAGGCTCCGCCCGGCTGGTACAAATGCCCGTCGTGCCGCGAGTACACGCCGCGACACATGCTCATGCGCCGCACCGCGCAACGCTTCGGCGGCGGCACCCCCTCCGGCATCGACCCCTACCAGCGATTCTACCTGCCGAGCACCGGACTGGCCGCCGTCAACCCGGCCTATGACGCCTCGTGGAGCTATACGCTCGACCCGACCGACCGCAAGCGGTGTGTTCAGGCCCGGACCAACAGCCCCACAACATCGGCCGTCGTGGTCGATCCGATCGGCGGCGCGGGGCGCCATAACCTGTACCAGCAGTGGGTGTCGGACCCGGTGGCCCCACAAACCATCTCGGGCACGATCGCGGGATACGCCCGCGTGGCCTCCGATACCCCGAACACCTACCGAAGCATTACCAGCAGTCTCAGGGTCGTCTCGCTGGACGGGACCGTCGTCCGCGGGACCCTGCTGGCCTTAGCAGCCGGCGGAGGGTCCAACCCGTTTGCCGCCTCACTCACGAACCGTACCATCTGGAGCGGAAACCCCGTCCAGCCGGTATCGACGCAGATCGGGGACCGGCTGGTGATCGAACTCGGATGCTTCTCGTCCGCCGATCCGATTGACGTGGTTTCCCAGCTGTCGATGGGGGACAACAGCGCCACCGACCTGCCGGCCGATGAGACCACCACGGCCGCCAACAACCCGTGGATTCAACTCAGCCGCTCATGAGAGCCACTGTCCCGATTCCGCCCCCACCTGAAGCACCCAGGGCCGCACGACTCCGCTCCATCGAGGAGATCATGGCCGACATCGACGCCATCTCCTGTGATCCGGAGCACCGCGACCAGTTCAAGGCCCTGAAGATGCTCGCCGCGGCCAAGTCATCGGCGGTGGTTCTCCCGGAACCCATGAGCGATCACGACATCGTCGAACGGATCTCGCGGCTCCACACGGCCGCCGGACCCGAACTAACCCGGCTCGCGTACCGCAAGTCCTTCCCGCGCGGCATCGACATCGACGAAACGCCGTCCATGACCCTGAATACGCTACCCCCGGAGGTACGCGGGGAGGCGGCGAAGATCGTCTCGATCAAGATGCTTTACCGCGCCTTCCCGCAGGTCAAACGCGGCGGACAACCGCCCGGATACCCACGCGCCGGGAGCCTCGCGGCCCAGCAGGACTGGTGTCAGCGCACCGCCGCGCAACTGATCCTCGATCGCGAACAGGCCAGGGTCAACGGGACCCCTAAGCCAGAACCGCCAGAGGCCGAATGAGCATCATCGTCGGCAAGAAGTCCGGCTACAGGGCTCCCCTGATCCAGCCCCCGACGCCCTACGGCGAGGACCACGATACCTACCGCGCCTACCGGAACGGACTTCGCCAGTACCGAAAAAGATACGCGGTGCGCGGCATGAACCTGCCGCCATGGGACGGTCTCGCCGAGATGGATCTCCTGCGCGAGTTGTGCCGCCGCGACTTCTGGACATTCTTCCTCTGGGCCTTTGGCGCCGGATCCAACCCCAAAGGCCGGGATTGGATCGACCCCAAGATCCACCGGCCTATGGCGGAGTGGTTCCAGCACCACATCGAGGACTGGGAAGAATCGCGCAAGCACGGCCGCGGCCAGAAGAAGAACCTCGCCGTCCTCGTGCACCGCGGCGCCGGTAAGACCACCATGTTCACCCGCGCCGGGCAGCTATGGCTGCACCTGAGGGACCCCGAAACCAGCACCTATACCGGCTCCGAGAACACCGCGCTCTCCGCCAAGATGCTCGCCGCCATGAAAGCGGTGCTGGACGGGTCGGACGATCACGCTCTATGGACCAGGCTGTATGGCAACTGGTCCAGCGCGGCGCGCACGTGGACCGGCAAGGAAGTCGTCCACGCCGCGCGCCGTAACACCTCGCGCCAGGACCCCTCGCTCGGGATCTTCGCGGTCGAGACCTCGATCACCGGATCGCACCCCGACGCGATCTTCTACGATGACCCGATCAGCTACGAGCGGCTGGAGAGCGACACCAACTGGCTCCGGTCCGTGAACTCACAGGTATCCTCGCTCATCCCGGTGATCCAGTCCGATGGCCTGATCGTGTGGGTCGGCACGCGGTACGACGACGGGGATCACTTCGGGGTCGCGTTCTCCGAAGAAGGCGTGGCTTCTCTGGAGGGCATGGAAACGGACTCGATTCGTCCCGAGGAGGGCGGTAAGTGGCACGTCTACTTCATGGCCGCGCGAGACCGCGCCGGAAAACCCTCGCACGTCAAGGTCTGGCCCGAGAAGGAACTCAAGGCCTACCAGAAGAACAACTCGCTGCGCTACGCCGCGCAGGTCATGAACGACCCGACCATCTCGGAGCACAACCCGATCACCAAGGAACAGATCGACCAGTGCCTGATCGACCCCTCACAGGTGCCGTGGTCGGCGCTGCGCTTCGCGATCTGCTGCGACACGGCCTTTTCGGACGGTACGCGGATCGCCGGCAAGGACGAGACGGTGTTCGTGGTGCACGGCTATCCGCGCAACGGCAGCGGCGATGTCTACGTGATCGAAGGCCACGGCTCGCCCCGCTGGCGCGCGGAAGACTTCGGCAACCGCATCGTCTCCACCTGTCAGAGGTATCGGGCCCAGGGGAGGAGGATCTTCCGCATCACCGACGAGACGACGCGCGCTGGCAAGAAGGGCGTGTGGGCGATGTCGCTGCGTAACATGTTCGCCGACGCGAACGAGCCCTTCCCCGGAGGTACGCTGCTCGAGTTCGAACGCGGAGACACCAAGAAGTACGCGCGGCTTGCCACCGCGGCGACCTTCTGGGTGGACGGGCATGTGCGTATCGTCAAAGGTGCTCCGGGAGCGGAGCGGCTCATGGAGCAGATGGCCAAGATCGGGCAGTATGCGATCAACCCGCGCACCAAGATCGATTGGGCCGACGCGCATTCCGACGCCTTCCAGCCGCAACTCTACAACCCGATGCGCCCTAACGACCCGAAGCGGCCGCCGTGGGACCGCGGCGCACAGCCGATCAGCATGGATGGACTGAGCCTGAGCCATTTTGATGACGACGACCTGAGCGCGTGGCGCGGCAGCGTGCCGCGGCCACCTCTAGGCATGGAGGACTGAGCATGTACCATTTTCCCACGATTCTAAGGACGGACCCAAGAAGATACCCAAAAATCAGTGCCGACGGGGCGATTGGTGACCCGGTAAACGAGAGGCTTGTAGTCTTTATGGAAACTGACGGTGAAACCGCTCCGGACGGAACTCCGGGACTCTACGCCAAGGGCCAAAAGCAAATCTTCCGCAAGGACGTTATTGTGCTTGGGGGTTTCAACTCCAACGACCCGGTCAGGTTTGCTAACGCAATGGTCCGGGCATGGACGTCCATTCTCCACGACGCAATATATGCAGCAGGAGCAAATCCTGACGGGACGCCGAACGAGATCACCTCAGAGATAGTGGAGGACTGATGGAAGCAACCAAGACCGATCCACGCGCAGCCATTGCGATCCGGAGGCTTGATTGCCGGGCGTGCGGGAGCACCGCCCTGACCGAAGTCTTGAATCTGGGCGAGCAGGAGCTTCCACGATTCCCGGAATCGGCAGAGGAGGTGATCCCTACCGCTCCGCTGGAGCTTGTGCAGTGTGCCGGCTGCGGACTGCTTCAGCTTCGCCACACCGTCGATCCCGACCTCCTCTTCCGTAGTTACTACTACCGCTCCAGCATCAACGCGAGCATGCGAGCGGCGCTGCAGGAGATCGTTGGCGCCGCCCTCGACTATGCGAAGGAGGGGACGTGGCTCGACATCGGCGCCAACGATGGGTGTCTGCTGTCCCAGGTGCCCGAGACCTTCGAGAAAGTAGCGTGTGAGCCGGCCGCCGACTTCACCGACCAGCTGCAGGAGCATGCGGAAATCGTCATTCCGGACTACTTCAGCCACAGGGCGCTGCAGGAGAACGAAGTCGGCAAGTGCGACATCATCACCTCGGCGGCGATGTTCTATGACCTTGACGACCCGAATCGCTTCGTCTCCGACATCGCCAAATCGCTCTCGCAGGACGGGGTCTGGATCAACCAGTTGAACGACTCCCCGACCATGATCCGGCGCAACGCCTTCGATGCCATCGTGCACGAGCACCTGTGTTACTACGACATCCCGGCGCTGTCGCGCATGTATGCGAGGCACGGGCTGGTCATCGACCGCGTCACGGTCAATGAGGTGAACGGGGGAAGCGTTCGGGTATTCGCGCGCAGGATCGGCAGCATGCTGGCGCGGGATGCGGGGGTTACGTCCCCAACGGTGAGCTTCGAGGAGGCCCAGGCCTTCGCTCGCCGCACCAAGCGATGGCGAGAACAGATGCGTGCCATCGTGGACAGCGACCTGATGCGCTACGCCCCGCTGTGGGGCTACGGCGCCTCGACCAAACTGGGCGTTCTCCTCGGCTATCTCGGCAGAAACGAGGCGTTCATCGGCATCGCAGACCGAAACGCCGCCAAGTGGGGCAAGCGGATGGGGGGAACCGGAATCCCGATCACGAGCGAGATCGAGTTTCGTGCGGCGCAGCCCGGCTACGTCCTGGTGGGTCCGTGGGCGTTTCGGGACGAGTTCGTGGAGCGGGAGCGCGGGATCTGCGCGGCTGGAGCGACGCTCCTGTTCCCGCTCCCAGACATCTCTTTCGTGGTATGAGCTACCTCATCCGCGGGTGGATACTGCTGGTCATCTCCGCCATGCGAGTCGGGTTCGTTGCCGGCAGGTTCTCGCGATGAGCGACCGACGCATCGCCGTCATATGCCCATCGCGAGACCGCCCGGACGGGCTCGCGGCAACCTACCAGTCTATGCTCGACACCACGACGAAAACGACGATGATCGCCTGCGTCGATCTGGATCAGGTGAACCTCTACGCCGAGGTGCAGGAGGCGCCGCGGCTGAAGATTCGCTTCGGAAAGCGAGAGCCCGTCTGCGCGCTCGTTAACCGCGCGGTGGAGGACTACCCGCAGTTCGACATCTACGTCATGATGATCGACGACGCTCGCTACGTGACGCCCGGCTGGGACGACTGGCTGCTGTCCGCTTTCGACCAGTTCCCGAACCACATCGGCGCAGTCTCGCCAGCCCACGACGGCGGCGGATTCCTCGCCTACCCAGTGGTTTCGCGTGAGTGGATCGAGACGCTGGGCTGTTTCGCCCCGCCCGGCATCCACCGTTTCACGTGGGACACCGCCATCGAGTTGCTGGGCGAGGCGACACGGCTGACCTACGCCAAGCCGGAGGAGTTCTTCATCAAGCACCGGCTCGATGAGCGCGCCGATGCGCTTCAGGTGTTCATCGAGGACAGCGCAAGGTTCGTCCTGTGGTGTGCCACGGAGCGCAGGGTGCTGGTCCAGAAGCTGAGAGCGGCGAGCTACGCATGAGCCGGGTCGCAATCTTGTGTCCGACGAGGGACCGGCCGAAGGACTTGGCGGACATCCTGCGCTGCGTCATCCAGACCGCCCCCGAGACGCAACTTCTGGCCTACATCGACAAGGACCAGCGCCAGCTCTACGGGTGGGCGTTCCACCCCAGCGCCCCCAAGCAACTCACCGTCACCGTCGGGGAACGACTCGGGCCATGCGCTGCGACCAACCACCTGCTGCGAAACAACCCCGGCTACGACGCCTACGGGATGTTCTGCGACGATTGCCGCGTGACCGTCCCGGGCTGGGACCGCTTCGTGCTTGACACCCTCGAAGCCATGCCCGGCCAGATGGGAGCAGTGGCGCCGGCCCACGGCACCACCCCGGTGGACTTCCCCTTCATCAGCAAGAAGTGGGCGGACGCGCTCGGGTGGTACTGCCACCCATCGCTCTACCACTGGGGCTGGGACGCGCTCTTGGGGGCACTCGGCGCCGCGACCCAGACGATGGTGCAGGCGGAGCCCGGCCAGTTCTGGTACGACCACGACGTGCAGCAGTCCATGAACCGCGACCGATACCCCAGCGACGTGATCCGGCTCTACGAGTACTTCTGCCTGCACTTCGCTCACGACCTGCGGAGACTGCGGGAGGCCGTATGAACGAATCCACCACGAAGGAGTTGGCGCATAAGCGGTGGCCGGGCAACAACGGGCTCGCGCAGTGGATTCTCGATCGGTTCGAGCCCGGGTACCGAGGACACGCCATCGACGTGGGGGCCTCGGACGGCATCTCCATCAACAGCACCTGGGCGTTGGAAAAATCCCACGGCTGGACGGTCCTGTCGGTGGAGGCGAACCCGGAGTTTGCCGACCTGCTCAGGAAAGAGCGCATCTGGGTGGAGATGTGCGCCTGCGCCTCGGAGCCGGAAGACGCCGCGGAGTTCTACGTTCACCTGGGCAACTTCGAGTCCTACTCGTCGCTTCACCCGACAGATCGCCGCGACCTCTACCCGGCGGAGGGCGTTCGATTCAAGAAGACCGTGGTTCCGGTGAGAACGCTGGACCAACTCATCGCCAAGTGGGAGTTCCCCAAGCTCGACGCGCTCTGCATCGATGTTGAGGGGACAGAACTGGACGTTCTCAAAGGCTGCGACATCGCCCACTGGAAACCGAAAGTGATCGTGACGGAGTGCTGGGACCGCGTCGGACCCATCGACCCCTACCTGGAGAACCTGGGGTACAAGAAGACCGCCCGCAGCGTGGACAACGACATCTTCGTGCTGAAAGACCCGGCATGACTACCTTCTCGTTCGTCAACAAAAACTCCTACGCCCGGGATGCGGAGGATCTGTGGCTACTGGAGCAGTTCCCCGCGGACTTCAAGGGATACGCCGTGGAGCTTGGGGCGCTGGATGGGGTGAATCTGAGCTGCACGCTGCTGCTCGAGGAAAAGGGCTGGGACGTGCTGTGCATCGAACCCAACCCGCGGCACCAGAAAGCCCTGCGGGACAACCGCAAGCGGGTCCTGACCTGCGCCTGCGACTACCAGCCCCGGATTACGGCACCGATGTGGGAGAATCATCGGGTCCCCGACCGCACCCAGACATCCCTGAATCTGGACCACGCGGCGTGGGAGGTCGAGTTCGGATCCACCGTGCTGACGCTAGACCAGTGCCTGATGATCAGCGGGTTCCCGCGGCTCGACGCGCTGGTGCTGGACGTGGACGGCTACGAGCGCAGGGTGCTGATGGGCTTTGACATCGATCGCTGGAACCCAAAGGCGGTGATCATCGAGGGGGAGAGCGGCGGACGCCTGAAGCCGTTCCTCTCCCGGGGCTACGTCGAAGTGGGGCGCCGGATGGACGACAACCGGCTACTTTTACGACAGGAGAATCCATGAGCGAGACGGTCTTCACGTTCCCAGGAAAAGCGGGCGATGCCGTTCACCAGTGGCCCGTCGCGTGGTGGTGGGCCAAGCAGACCGGCCAGAAGTTCACGTGCTGGCTGGACGAGACGACCTGCAAGATCGTCGCGCCGCTGTTCGCCGCGCAGTCCTGCGTCGAGAAGGTGGAATACAAGGCGGGAATCACCGGCTGGCAGTGTGGCGGACAACCCTGGCACTTCGATCTGCCCACCTCGGAGTACGAGAACCGGCAGATCTTCCACCTCGGCCTGAGAACCTTCCCGGCGCGCCCACTCACGCTGGAGTGCCTCGAGAACTCCAAAGTTCCCGTCAAGGTAGACCCGGAGACACTGGCCCGAACGCCGGTATTCGATGTGGACCCACTGCCCAAGACCGGGCGGCGCTGCGTACTTCACGGCCAGCCGGTGTACGCGCACACCAAGTCCACGCCCGGGTTCTGGAAGTTCCTGGCCGGCATCTACCCGAAACTGGAGACCGAGTTCGACGAGGTAGTCTGGGTGGGAAGCGCCCGAGACCGTGAGGTGGGCATGCGGACCTACCCGCAGTGGAAGGACTTCGACGACGGCGGCAGCTTCCTGGAACTGGCGCGGATGATCGCCGGGTCAGACCTCGTGATCGGCACCGGGTCCAGCGTCGTGACGCTGGCCGGGGCGCTCAAGGTGCCCTGCGTGCGCGTCCACGACCCGATCGGAGACCACGCCAAGCGCATCTGGGACAACCTCGCCTACAACTCCATCAACGATACCGAGGTGGAGCTTCGCAAGACCTGGCCCGCGTTCAGGGAGAAGTTCGCCATGCCGAAGTCGGGAGCGGAGGTGGTGCCGTGAGCGAGACGCGCTGTCAGCGCTGCGGAAGCACCGTCGGGATCCAGAGACACCACTGGGCACCGAGGGAACTCTTTAGTGATTTTGAGGACTGGCCCAGAGCACACCTATGTCTCTCATGTCACTCCAAGTGGCACCAGACGATGAACCGAGCGCGCGGTCGGCCCGTTGACGACAAAATCGATAAATCGACGTGGGGGATTTGCGAGGCTTGCGGTACCGGGTGGGGCCCACCTTTGAGGGAACCCGGCGATGAATGCGGGGATTGTTCAAGCGACCGCCACTACGATGACGCAACCCACCCGCCGTGCAGGGGTACGGTTGTGGGTATTCCTGACCGCCTGTGGAAGTCCAGGGGTGGGGTGGGGATTGTGCTAGACGATGTTCGAGCTCTACACCGGAAATGGCTTCGCGAGCGCGGGCTGAAGCTAGAGCCCGGAGACGACCCGTGGTACCCGACTGATCAAGAATCCACGAGCATACTAAAGAGACTGGAGACGGCATGAGCGAGCGCAGCCTCGGGGAACTCGTGGACCGGCTGTCGATTTGCAACATCAAGCTGTTCTACGTGCAGGATATGGTCCATAGGGCAGCCAAGTCGGCGGAGGGGCTGGACGCGGAAACCGTCGCCAAGCTCCACCAGCTCAACGCCGAGCGCAACAAGCTGGCGACGGCCATCGACCAGTGCCTTGCCGACGCCGTACGGTCGGGGGAGACCGAGGTGGACCATCGCCCGAAGATCTAGCAAGGCTTGACTTGACAAAAAGCCGTCCGTAGTATAGGCGGCGGAACTGGGGAGGCGCCAAGGATGGCGACGGGTAAGACCGACAGAGGATCGTCGGAGAGCAGAATCCACCGTTCCGGGATCTACGACGCGCGTCTGATCGAACTGGTCGACTCGCGCCGCCAGGATTCCCTACGCTACAACGCCGGGACCTTCGGCAAACTCCACAACTACTACAACGCCTACCGCGGCGTATGGCAGGGCAAGCACGCCCAGTTCCGCAACAACATCTCCCTCCCGTTCATCTTCGCGATGATCCAGTCCGACGTGGCCAGAAAGGTCCAAACCTCCTTCGGCACATGGCCGATCGTATCTTTCGAAGGCTACGCTCCGGAGGATGTCGCGCGGGCCAGACGGAACGAGGTGTTGATCTCGGCGCAGATGAAAGACGCCGACTCGGTCATGCGGGCGACGGACTTCTTCCTACAAGCAGACATCTGCGGGACAGGGGTCGCGCGCTGGGGATGGAAGAACATCACCCGCAAGAACCGATACCGCAAGCTGGAGAACATCGCCCCCGGCCTGTCGATCCCGGTCCTGTACGAGGACCCCAAGGCCGAGATCTTCAACGGCCCGATCTGGGAGACGGTGGACCGGCTCGACTTCTGGCAGCAGCCCGCCCGCAAGCGGATCGACGACATGGACTGGGTGATCCACCGCTACTGGCTGGACTGGGACAACATGATGGACGACGCCTCGGGACCCTACCCCTACTTCGACCCCGAGGCGGTCAGGGCGCTCAAGGACTTCCCCCTGTCGGGGTCCGCCTACGGAGAGCTGAACGTCCGCCGGGTGACGTTCCGCAACGAGTACGACTACGAGGCGCGGCAGCGGGAGCGGTTCTCCAAGCCCGTTGAAATCTGGGAGATGCACGGCCTCGTCCCCTCGGAGTTTGCCCCGGACGGCATGCGGCATCGCTGCGTGGCCATTGCCAACGAGCGCGTGGTGCTGAAGAACCGCGAAGGGCCGATGCCGAACCAGCAGAAGCCGTTCGCGTCCTACAGCCCGATGTCAGACCCCTACAGCTTTGACGGCGTGGGCAAGGCGGAGATCGCCTATGGCCCGGCGCGGACCGCAGACCGGCTGAACAACCAGAGGCTTGACGCCATCGACCTGCTGATCGATCCCCAGTGGGTCGTGTCCAGCACGGCGAACATCAACACGCAGAACCTGTTCTCGCGGGCCGGCCGGGTGATCATGGTGGACGGGGACGCCGGGGACAGCTCGATTCGACCGCTGACTCCCGACATGCGCGGCGTGAACGTCGGCGGCGAAGAGATCGGGCACCTGTTCCGCATGATGCAGTTGGGTACCGGGGAGACCGAAAGCCTGCTCGGGACCGGCGGACAAAGCCGCGAGACCGCACGCGGCTTCCTCGGCCGGCAGGAAAACGCCCTGACCCGGCTCTCGCTCGAGACCCGCATGGCGGACGAGGGGTTCATCGAGCCGCTGGCCAACGCTTTCCGCAGCATGGATCGCCTGTGGCTCTCGCTGCCACACCAGCTCAAGATCCTGGGCAGTCTGGCCACGGTGAACCCGACTACCGGCCTTCCCTATGAACCGGAATCGACCCAGATCGATTACGACGACCTCGCTCCCGATTATCGCGCCCGGGCGGTGGGGGCGAGCCAGATGATCGGCCGCTCGGTGCGCCAGCAGAACTTCATGGGGTTGCTCCAGATGATGTCCACGAATCCGGCGCTGATGCAGCTCGTGAACTGGGCGAACTTCGCGCGGCAGGCGTTCGAGCTATTCGACTTCAAGAACGTCAACGAGTTGCTGGTGCAGCAGGTCCCGATGGTGAACCAGATCGCGCAGGAAACCGGGCAGAGTCCGCAGTCGGTGGCCGGGACGGCGAGTACGAGCCTCGACCAGCTCTCTCCGGAGATCCTCTCGCAGCTCATGAACGTGCAGGGCGGTCAACCGCTGGGGAACATGGCCTGACATGGCGCTCAACGAAGAGCAGGTGGGACAGATTCGGCTGCTGCTGGCGAGCAGCGGCTGGAACGATGTGATGAGGCCCGTGATTGCCAAGCGGGCGCATGATGCGATCAAGGCCCTGGTGCTGCACCCGGCCGAACGCACGGGCGAGTACAAGGGCATCGACGACAACACCATTCGCGTGAAGGTAAGGGAGTGCGAATGGCTGTTGACGGCGTGGGCCAACGAAGTGATGGCCTACGACAACAACCAGCGGCTCGACGAACTCGACCGCCAACAGAACGGGGCGAACCCCCAGAGTCTCGCGGCGAACCCGTGAGGAAAGGAATCCAATGAACGAGCCACAGGGAAGTGGGACGCAGAACCAGCAGGGTTCGGAGAACCTGAACCCGGAGCTGGCGGGCTACCCGACCACGGAAGCCCTCGTCAAGGGCTATCGGGAGTCGGGAGCCGAAGCGAAGCGGTGGCGCGATCGCAGCGAAGAACTCGAACGCCTCGTCGCCGACCGCGATCTGTCCGCGTCGCAAGCCGCGGAGAACCCGCGGGGCACGGTGAAGAACAGATCCGCACGTCCCGAGGACCGGCTGTCGGAGTACGGCGTGCCGGTGGACGCCCTGAAAGAGTACGTGGCGGGACAGCTTCAGGAAGCCTTTGCGCCCATCGCGCAGGGGATGACCGCCCGCACCGAGATTCTGTCGCGCTATCCGGACTACAACAAGTTCGAGGCCGACGTGGCGACCTTCATTCAGTCAGACCCGAAAGTAAACCAGTCGTACCAGCGGATGTTCGCGGCGGATCCCGCAGGAGCGTTCGAGTACGCGTTCCTCAAGTTCGGAGATTCTCGCAGGCGCAGCGGCGGTGGGGAAGAGCCCGACACCCGGCAGGAATCGGCGCAGGCGCAGATTCCCTCGGGCCGTAACGGCGACTCCCAGCGGATGCCGCAGGGGAACTCGGCGGAGATCAGCCGGGCGTGGGAGCAGTACCAGCGCACCGGCACCACCGACGACGCGAGACGCTACGCCAAGGCACGACTACACAACGTCATCACGGATGATTTCCTGAACGGATAGTTCAGGGACGATCAGGAGGCATAGGAAATGCCAGCCACACAATCAACCACCGCCGGGCTGTTTTC